CTATCTCACCAGTATAATGTTTCCATCCTTCTTGAATATCTGGAACTAACCATTGGTCAATTCGATAACAATATTTCCAGTTCACAGGTTGTATACAATTCATCACAACTACCGTCCAGAATGATATAAGATAGTTGAGAATTGTATACATTATTCTTCCTTAAGTGCCTCTTCGATTTGTTCATCAAGACTTACAATTGCTTGACGAATATCAATCACACGTTGTGGAAAAATCGTAGGATCATAAGTATACCCTTTCGTATCAGTAAACAATGACTGACGAACTGCTGCTGCCTGATAGACAGATAGTTCTAATGTTACTTTTTTATCTTGACTCATAATTACCCCTTTTGTTTTTCTATTTTATCTTAAATTTTTGATATTTCAGATTCAAAAAATTTTCTATCTCTCTTTATTTGATCCTGAGTATTAGTTACATAATCGTAATTATGAATATTATTTTTTATAGCATACTCCAATTTATGAATACGAGATTGAAATTTAAGTATTTTAAAATACAATATACCAATTATGCCAATACAAACTCCTATTAAGTATCCCATCAAATGTCTCCCTCCTTACGGATTTCGGAATGTTTTACGGAAAATTCTCCACCAGGATATCGTGATTTGAGTTTATCAACATTCATCTCAATGATATCATCAAGAGAAATATTGAGACCCATACATGCCTGTGCAACATACCACATAATATCTCCAAGTTCACGTTTGAGATGAAACAAGTTTTCTTCATTGACAGGTTTACCCTGAAAGATAATCTTCTTTACGACTTCAGTAAACTCACCTGCTTCGGCACACATACCAACAGAGGCAGTGAGAAGTCGATGTGTTTCAAATCCTTCTCCACGAAGTTCTTGAATACGATACTCAAAGGCATCGGCATCTTTACTTGGTTGAGATGTGACGGCATTCACAAACTCAAGATATGCATCAGTGTTTACGGTCATGAAAATTTAAATCCCTCAAATGATTTCTTAGGTCTGTCCTCGTTATTATACTCTTCTTCTTGTCCAGAGTCAAGTATATTATCTTGTGCTGACTGTTCGCAATCATAAAGACGCATCTTGGAACGATCAATTCCAATCACAAATCTCTTATTGACTACAGTATCATTATACCTATTCTTTAATTGCTTCACCATTATCTGTCCAATCTGTTCAAGTTCCTCAGTGCTAATAAGGGCAAACATAAGATCAGCAGTAGCAGGGAGACCAAAGGACTCAGAAGTGTCAGTAAGGTCAACATCACTGCTACTATTATGTGTGAGAATAGCATTCGCATAGAACAAATGATTTCCAGATACTTCAATATCTATAAGTTCTCTTTCATCAAGTTCTTCAATTTTTAGAATTTTTTTCAGCATCATTTTCAATTCAAAATACCATAACGAAGTTTATAAAAAGCAACTGATTGAGGATAAGTTTCAGTATAATTTGTACTTCTGTGTTTCTTTCCAACAACTAATGTTTCTGTTCTTGGAGGAGTATAAGAAATCTCATAAAGAAGCATTGTTTTATTATTCTCTTTGAGTTCTTTTACAAATTTCACAATCTCATCAAAGTTCTCACCACTAACTTTGAAGTATAACTTACACATACTATTCCTTCACATAAAGACACATACCTTCTTTCAAACCCCCTTTGATATTCACTTCACCATTTTGAGTTGGGAACAAGTGTTCTTCACTACAAATGATTTCTTTACCATCTTCCAAAGTAATTTTGTAAGATTTCTTTTTAGATTTTGGAAAAACATTTAAAACTTGATTATAACCAGTGTTTGAAAGCACCAAATCTCCAACTTGAATATTTGAAAGTTCTTTCATACCTTGCGGTGTTTGAACTTGTGTTTTCAAGTCCAAGCAATACCCTGAACGAGTAGTTTGTGTCGCACTAACAATCGGGACCTCGGCTTCGCCAGCCAACCCTCTAAGCTCCTCTGCAATAGATTTAATATAACTATATGAATTGACAGACATGCCTGACTTATAACGGGAGGAAGCACATATATTAAGGTAATCAATGAAAATAATATCAGGTCTAAATGACTTCTTAAGTGCAAGCTCACTAAGAAGTGCTTTAAAATGTCCACTATGTGCAGATGCTGTAGGGTATTCTTTAATTATAAGTGTGCCTTGAGTTTTTGCTGCTAATTTAGTTACTTTATTTTCAAACGTTGACTTAGGCAAATCTACAATATTCTGAATAGCAACATCTAATAAGTTTGCGTCAATTCGTTCAGCAATTTTCTCTTCTGCCATCTCCATTGTAATATAGAGAACGTTTTTCCCTTGGAGCAACACGGAGCTAGCAACATGGCACATGAATAAAGACTTGCCGACACCAGTATTATGAGAGGAAACTCCATTAGTATAATACCTATGATTTGGATGATTTACATTAATATCAACAATAGGTATTTGATTTCCTGTTTTAGATACACTACCAAGTTTATAACCACTCTCGGTTAAAAAATGCATTATTTTATATTTTTTATAAAGATGCGATGCACTCATCCACCCCAAAGATGTCTGAAATAAATGATCGGCATTACATCTTATAAGTTCATCAATGCCATTGATTCTCAAAACATATTCATCATACATTCCTTTGTTAATAAAGAAATTAACTGGAACATATCCATCAGGAGAATCAACTTCTATCTCATATCCATTATCAAGTAATGTTTTGATTTCAGCAATTGTTGTTTCTTTTTCAATCCACCAAGAAATCTTCCTAAATCTAATTTTAACTTTGGTTTCTGGATGAACACACCCAGCAAGCGCGATAGTAAGAGTTTTATTAGATATACCCCCGCTCGTAATCTTATTAAGGTATTCGAGATCAAATGAAACCTTCTCCTCCTTCCTGTGATAGTACTCATATCTTTCTTGATAGTTTTCTAAGTAGTCATGTCCAATGTTGTTGTCAAAAGAAACTGCCAGTGCATCAGAAAGAATAGAAGGAATCGCATCTCTACTCTTCTTCTCATCATTTCCATCTGCAATATGAATCGATTCCATCAGTGCAAGATAAATCGCACGATCACGACACCACTTTTCGGTAGTGTCTAATAACCATTCATTATCTACTGGAAGATCCGTAAACGAATTGCAGATATCTCTAGTTTCTTTAATCTCACTCTCGTTTAGATCTGTCCGATTCTCAACCTCAATATTTAGTGCTTCGATTGTAATGGCAGAACCATACTTCACAATGAATTGAGTAATCTCCTCAAAGATTACTTTTTCACCTCTTTGCTCAAAATATGTTGGTTCTATAAATGGAATGACTTTACGAGAATAATTTTCGTTGCATATTAAGTTTCTGAGAATTGTAGTCTCAATCCGTTCCATAAGAGAATTCTTTTTTCGCGGCAGCATCAAGTTGCTGCATTACTTCTTCTGTAAAATAAACTTCTGGGTCTTTCAGAATTGCCTTAGCATATACTTTTTTAGTCTCACCATTGACAGTCATCTCATAACGACCGGCAACGTTCTTCCACATTCCGGCAAGTTCACCTAACTCAAGTAAACCATAATACTTATCAAGACCCCGATGATCATAAAATAAACGAATATTGACCTCCTTGTTCTCTTTACTTAGACGTGACTTAGCAGTCTTTGCCTTGATAAGATTTCCAATGACTTCTGTTCCATCTTTTTCTTTCTTCTTGCTAAGATGAATAATGGTACTGGCAGCATACTTAAGACCACTACCACCTCCCATCTCTTTAGTAGGAACATAAGATCCGATAACGTCATAAGTGTGGTTGGTAACTATCATTGGAATATTAGCCTGCCCCAACTTGAGTGTCAACATTCTGAAGGCACCCTTAATTAGTTGTGATTTTGTCATGTCACGAACCTGCTTTTCATTGAGTGCATCAGTAATCTCTTTCTCAGTCGAAAGCATTCCTAAAGAGTCTAGCACAAACATGCAGGGTTTGCGGTCTTCCTCAGGTGATTTTTGATACATATCCACTGCCTTGAGTGCCTTACTACGGAACTCCTCAACAGTTACTACATTAACCACGGCAAGACGCTTAAGGTCAATTCCTCTGCTTTCTAAGAGTGACTTATTGACAGCTGCCTCAGTATCAAAATAAAGGCAATATGCATCGGGATTAGTATCCAAGAAGTTCTTGACCACTGCGAGTGAGAAAAAAGTCTTTCCAGTAGAACTTTCCCCAGCAAT